AAATAAAAAATATAGTAATAAAAATAATGATAATAATGATAATAATAATAATAATAATAAAAATAATGATAATAATGATAATAATAATAATGATAATAATAATAATGATAATAATAATCAAAATAGTAAAATAAATAGAGACCGTTCATTATCTCCTGTAAATAGACGATATAGTTTATTTGATTAAATTATTATTTTTATTTATAAAATTAATAATTTATATTTTTTATAATTTAAAAATACATATTATAAAGTAATACAATAAAAAGACTATATTATTTTTTATAATTTTATTATTAATAATAGATATTAAATATTAAAATGTATTCTCCATCATACCGTTATTCTGACAGACTAATTAATAAAAATACTAATAAAAACAGCACTAAAAACAGCACTAAAAACAGACATAAAAAAAATAATACACATCTTGAAAAACATATAGAAACTATTATTCAGCACACAATGAAAAAAATAGTTCCAGGAATTCCAGGATTTAACCAACCTTCTAATGATGATGATGATGACGATGATGAACCATCAACACCATTTAAATTTCCTAAATTATTTGGTAAAGACAATACTGTAGATGTTTATACAACCCGTAATCATATTTATTTTAAAACAGATGTTACCAAAGAAACCATTGATAAACTTTCTACTGAAATAGATAGTTTAAATCATAAAATGAAAACGATGGAAACTAAATCTAATCTTGGCACGTTTAAACCAAAACCTATTTATTTACATATTACTACTAATGGTGGAGATTTATTGGCTGGTTTTTTTGGTTATGATAAAATTAAAAATTCTAGAATTCCAATTAATACTATTATTGAAGGTTGTGTTGCGAGTGCGGGTAGTTTATTATCTATGGCAGGACAAAATCGTTATATGACGGCAAATTCACACCTACTTATTCATCAATTGCGAACAGGAATGTTTGGCACTTATGAAGAATTAGTTGATGAAAAAAATAATTGCCATCAATTTATGTCTAAATTAGTGAGTATGTATCATACTAATTGTAATGGTAAAATGACTAAAACTAAAATTAAAGAGTATTTAAAACATGATAGTTTCTGGAATACTAAAACTGCTATTACGAATGGTTTAGTTGATGCTGAATGGTCAGGAGCAATTGAAGTGTAAACCTATAATTTAACATCTATATTAGAAACTCTATTTTCTATTTTTCCTATAATTTCGTGTATTGCTTTTACATTAAAACTTAATTTTTTTGTTTGTTTATTATTATCTATATAAATATGATTTTTATTTTTTTTATCATTTTTATGATTTTTATTTTTTATATCATTCGCATTATTGTTTTCTATACAATCTTTTTCAATATCACTATTTTCCATTAAGTGTTTTATATAAATACTATTTATATATAACCAATTACACCCATTTTTAATTAAATTTAATGTATTGAGTTGTTCTATAATACTACATATATTAGGATTATTTTTTTCTATATCATCTTCATAATCTAATATATCATCACTAATCTGAAAAATATATCCTAATATATTTCCAAATAAAGTTAAATAATTATAAATTAATTCATATTCTTCTTTATTAATATAATTTATTTTATTATCAAATAATTGTAATATATATCCTAAAGTTATAGATAATGTAAATAATGAACTTGTTTTCTTTAAATTTAAATCTATATTAACTTCAATATTATTTAAAATTTCTAATGTTGTAATTGTATTACTATTATTATTAACAATTAATTCTATTATAATATCTTTTTCTTGAAGAAATAAATCATTATTTTTATTATTATTATTTTTATTTACAAATGTTTCTTTTAATAAACTAGTCTCTAGAGATATACTATTATTTAATTCCAAATCATCATATTGACCATCGATTAATAGATTTAAATTTTCTTGAAATAAATATTTAATATCATTAAAACAATGTATTAATAAACTTAAATACATATCATTATTAATGTGTAATGGCATACAATTATCAAGTAATAATCCAATAGTATTAAACATATAATAAAGAAAAAAATTAGTATATTCTGTTCCATATTTAATATGAAAAGAAGGCTTATCTCTACGCATTAAATCATTATCCATCTCTGGTAAATCATCTAAAACTAAACTAAGAGCATGTAATAATTCAATACATAATGCTACTGTATAAATAATGTCAGTATTTGTTTTAAGATTATAATTATTTATTCATTATAATTTATTTCATTAGAAATAGTATTATCAACATTACTAAATATAAGACATAATATAGGTCTTAATCTTTTTCCATTTTGTAATACATATTTAACTCTATCTTGAATTTCTATTGGATAATTATAAATATGTTTTTTATAGATAAATTTTTCAATATTAATAAAATAATTATTCATTTTTAACTATTTTACTTTTTGTATTATTTTAATTTCTATAATGTCTTTTAATTTCTTATTACTTTTTATTTGTTATTTGTTTATTACTTTACATTTATTATTTAAATTAATTTAATTTATTATAATTATCTAATTTATAAAAAATATTTATCTAACATATTAATAATTAACATCTTTAATTAAATAATTAATTATTAAATTTTATACATTTTTAAAATATACTATTTAAAATGAATAATAATAATGAAGAAATCATTATGAATGCTAGAAATAATATGAATGCTATAAATAAAATTAATAAAAAAAAAGGTAATAACTCTAGCAATGGTAATAATAAAACTAAAAAAAATTATAAAAATAATAATCGCAATAAAAAACTTACATTAAATAATTCAAATATGAGAAATCAACAAACCAATACTAATAATTTAATGATAAATAAACCTGAAACTATGATGAATATGAATACACCTGATCCTATGATGAATAATCCTGAACCTATGATAAATCAACAAACCAATACTAATAATTTAATGATGAATAATCCTGAACCTATGATAAATAATGAAATAATGTTGAATAATAAAGATATGAATAATAATAATAATAATATTACAAAAGTCGAAAGTTTAACTAATAATGAGAATAATAATAAAAAAAATAAAAATAAAAATATGAATATGAATATGAGTATGAATAACACAAAACAAATTAAAAAAGAATTAAATGAAATTTGTATGAATTTATTAAATCATCAAATTGTAATGAAATTATTTCATTTTCAAACTACTACTTACGGAGCACATAAAGCAAGTGATGCTTATTTAGAAAAATTTGCTGGATTAATGGACCACTTTTTAGAAGTAGCACAAGGTATATATGGTAAAGTATCTTTATCTAGATATTCTGTTTCTGGTAATGCCCATAAGAATGAAACTATAAATACTCATTTAAATGGTATGATTTCTTATTTAAAAACTAAAATTAATACTATTTTATCTAATTATACTGAATTAATTAATCTTCGTGATGAATTACTCAGTGATTTAGAACAATTAAAATACTTACTTACATTTCAATAGATAAAAAGTTTTATTCCTATTTTTTTTTATTCAAATTTTTTAATATTTTAATTCATATTTTTTATATTTTTACTTCATATTTTTTATATTTATATATTATAATAACTAATATTTAGTATTTAATATAATATTTAATATAATATTTAATATATTATTTAATTATCTTATAAAATGTTGCCATTAGTATTACTTATTATATTTCTAGTTATTGCTTTTAGTATTGTAGCATGGATGGGTTTTACTAAAAAAAGAGCATTAATTGCTTTCTTAATAGCATCAGGATGTAGTTTATTATTTGCTGGTATTTCACATATCTTTGTTCCTGGTATTGTTGCTGATAATATAGGCTGGAATGTTTGTCCTGAATTTCAATATGAAATAGGAATTGCTAATATACTTATAGGTATTTTATTAATATTCTCATTTTATTTTGATAATCAATGGATTTTAGCAGGTATTGTTGCTTCTACTATTTGGGGTTGGGGTAATGCATTAGGACACATTATATCTTATAAAAAAACAAAAAATAAAAAATCTGGTAATGTAGGATGGGCATTATATCTTGATATATTTTTACCATTAATAAGCATTATTTTATACTTAATTACATATGTTTATAATTAATTTAATTATAAATTAAATTATAAATTAAATTGATGGATTTACTTTTAATCCCATCGTTTCTAATTCTTCTTTATATTGTTTTCTTTCTTTTTCATCATTATTAAAAATATAATCTGGTGATTTATAATAAACATTTCCTTTTGCAATATCTTCACTTTGTTTTTTACAACATTTATTATTTAAGGATAATATACTACAATTATAACATTCAGGTTCTACTTTACCATACTTTGTAAAACCTATAGGAATAACTCCCATAGGCATTTCACACATTCCTGTTTCTTTATTACATTTACCTTTATTATTTGGATAATTTTTATTTGCATTATAAAATGGACAATCATTATCTATTTGACAAGGAGCATCCCATACCCCTTTTTGATTTATCTCTGGATGATATGATTTACAAAATATTGGATTATTATATTGTGGTAATTCATTACTAATACCATCTACTAAACCAAAACATTTATGATTTTTATACTGTTGGTCTTTTGCTATACTCATCATTTTTTCATCTATTTTTGCAGATACACTACTTTCATCTAATAATGTTGAATCCATATCGGTTCGTTCATAAGTATTAATAAACTTTGTATTTTGTCTTTGAAATAATTTACTATTTTCATCATTAGGTAATACATCAAATTCAGCATTATCACTAATCTGGTCTTTATAATAATAATTATCTTCTTTATATTTATTTAGTTCATTTAATTCTTCTTTTTCTAAATTATTTTTAGTAGTCGCTAGAGTAGTATCTAATTCTACTTTACTATTTTTGTGAAATTCTACTGTTTTTGGAACTGGAACACCTCTTAATTCTATTTTATTAAATACTAATTTATAATTAGTGTTAGAATTATTATTAATATTATTATTAGTATTAGTATTACTATTACTATTAGTATTACTATTATTATTACTATTATTATTAGTATTAGTTTTTATTAAGTCAATATCATAATAAACAATAAACTGTTGATACTTATATTCTCTTGCTAATGTTAATGTAAATATATAGTTTGTTCTGGATACATCTTTTATTTCAGAAGATATTAAATTTGAATTTATTATTTTAAAAAAATGGTATGGATGGTATTCAACATAATAATTTAAATTAAGTATTAAAATATTAAATGCTGTTATTATTTCTAATTTTAATCTAGTAAATAAGTCTAAATCTACTTTATTTATTTCACCTGAATTTTTATTTATTAATGTTTCACTCTTTTTTACTTTAGATGTTGTATTATCTTTATGTTTTATTGTATCTTTAGTTGTTGTATTAAAATTAAACTTATAATTTTGTTCTTTTTGTTGTTTTAAAACATTATACATTTGATACATATCTAATTCATCAGTCATAGAAAACTTTTTTAAGGTGCGATTTTGTCTTAATATATTACTATCTATTTCTGCTAATTCATTACTATTTAATTGATTTGCTGGTAAGGCAATTTGTTTTTTTATTTCTATTGGTTTTGTATCATCATTTGATGGCGATTTGTATAATTCATCATTTGGAATTGTTGTGTTTGGAATTGTTGTGTTTGGAATTATTGTGTTTGGAATTGTCGTAGAATTTATAAATGGTTCTTTTTTATATCTAAATATATTTAATAATAGTAATAATACTATTACTAATATTATTATATATGTGTATAGTGTATTCATTTTTATTACTATTATTATATTATATAATAATATGATAAAAAATATATTAAAATAATATGATAAAAAATATATTAAAATAATATGATAAAAAATATATTAAAATAATATGATAAAAAATATATT